CCAGAGCCAGAGCCAGAGCCAGAGCCAGAGCCATCGCCAGAGCCATCGCCATAGCCATAGCCATCGCCAGAGCCATAGCCAGAGCCAGAGCCATCGCCAGAGCCATCGCCAGAGCCGTCTAGTTTGTTAATTGATTTATCTAGCATGGACATGTGGTGCTTCCTCTATGGATTTTATTGCAACATCAGTGCATAAGGTGATCCCTATGGCTTTTGTCCAGTGTTGGGCACACGGTTCGACAATTTTACTTTTTTCTTGGTTTATCCCGTATAGCGCCACGGCGCTTAAACTTATTCCCTGGGACGCCCACCAGTAATACATTCTTCTGGCATTGAAAATAATTACTTCGTCACCAAATTTTTCGCCAATCTCACCGAACCAAACACCGTCCGAATGCGTCCTGACGATGCATTTCTTTCCAACCATATTGTTTAGTGTCATGCTTATACTTTCTAAATAATGTTTATTAAGTTGTCTCGTTCTCTCCGAGATGTCACGCCGTTTTGGTGATGTTGGTGGCCGGCGCTGATCTCCGGCTTGACAACACGGCTGAGGATTGAGTCCACTTACTCCATTTCTGGCTGCGGACAGGGATCAAAAGTGATCTGCCAACAATCCTCATGCGTCTTGGTGCTTCGTATCGCTGCGTGATTTATTTTTAAAACAAATCAAAACCAAATAACTGAGAACTTAAACTCAAATTTCATTTTGGTGGATCCTCGAATTCAAACTTTGCACTGCGCGCTTGAGATGCTGAGGCTGTTTTAATAATGGAATTAGACATACCACCACCCTTCCCGGTTTCGCTTCCTCCTGGCCCTGCTCCGCCCGCTTCGTAGGATATGACACGATCAATCGGCAGACTCGGCAACTCCATCCAATGCGTGATCTTGATGCTGCCATGTATTTCATGATCTGCATAAAAACATCGCTCGCGCCAAATTCCATTTTGTCGATAGCCACTCATGATATGACGTATATTTTTATGACTAGCATCGGCCAATAGTACATTGAGACGATCTGGAGGTAGTTTTTCTTGCACGCTAATCCAATTCATTTTTTATACCCACTCTTCCAAAATCTTAGGATCAGGGCCGCTAACTTTAAATATCATGGGATCTATATCCATTTTTAAAAAAAGTTGAGATAGATGTTCTCTGACGGCATCTATATTTTCGCTCTTAAAAACAATCTCTTTATATCTAGCACGTTCCCTTCTTCTGACCACATATTCATTAGGATAATCATTTGGATGGTCATAAATGATATAAACGTCATAATGGGGCCTTACATACGCATTAGCTTCATTCATGAGTAGTTCCAAGCGAAATAGTGTTGAATATTTTGATCAATAAAAACGATGAAAGAAACAATCCCAATACTCGATAACACCCAAATCCAATAACCAAGTCTTGCACGCTAATCCAATTCATTTTTTATATCCACTCTTCCAAAATCTTAGGATCAGTGTTGCACCCTTCAAATCGCATTGGGACTATGCCAATTTTTAAAAATAGTTGAGATAGATGTTCCCTGATGGCACTTAAATTTTCGCTTTTAAAAACAATCTCTTTCGGTTCTATGCCAAGTCCGTCGCTGTTTTTCGCAAGTTCCCATCTTCTGACCACGTATTCATTAGGATAATCGCTCGGATGGTCATACACGACATAAGCGTCGCTTATATGCACATTAGCTTCATTCATTGGTAGTTCCAATCGAAATAATGTTGAATATTTTGATCAATAAAAACGATGAAAGAAACAAGAAAAAAACTCGATAACATCCAAATCCAATAACCAAGTATTGGAAAGGAATGCACTATTCGGGGAAATAATTTAGCAAAAATAATAGCGTAGCCAAAAATTGAAATGACAATTGTCAGCGTAAATATGAGTTGGTGAACTGCCTGCCAAATACTTTTATTTAAAAAATACGTCATAGCTGGGAAAATTATAAAAGCGCTGCTCAATAAAACGAGCACGATTTTCCAGTTTCGCTTGAATTCTTTTAGGCTAAACACTTTCACACCATCACTTTAGGTCGCATCGGGATTTTCTCAATCATGCGGTCGCCATAAATGCAATACGTTTGGGACTAAATTGATATGGTCTGATACGCTCATATGAAGCTGCATCCTTGCGATGTGGATAAGGATTATTATCCTTGTTCATCTTGTTGCTGATAAGCATCCATGATTTTCCCATTTTTATATAAAAAAGTGCATGCATATCCAGTTTCAACCAAGCTCTTAGCTTGATCTATAGTGGGTTTTTTTAGGTTTTCATCAAGATAATACGGATTGACTTTCATTTTTTGATACCAAAAATCCCCATTTTCTACCAAATAATTGATTAATTCTTCTTGAGTGGCAAATGGAGGGGTAATTGGCGTGCCTTGTGATACTGTCTCATACAATTGATACCACGTCGCTTCTGTTGGTTTATAAAATCGGTTGTAATGTTCTATATCAGGGGGATTCCCATCATATTGAGCATAGAAGGTATATTCGCATTCTTGATCTTCTGATTTTTGATTTGGGTATGCACCTTTTAACCATAACTCGTGATTTCTAATCCATACATTTAGAACAGTTAAATAATCATCCTCAAACATAGGATGATATGTTCCATCATCTGTTTTAGGATGTTTCCAGTTTGGCGGAACGCGTCTAACTTCTCTTCCCATTTTATTTGCCTTTTAGTGGTTCACACCATCGCCTTAGGTGGCATCGGAATTTGCACATCATGCGGTCGCCACAGATGCAGCACGTTTGGATGCAAATTTATATGGTCTGATACACTCACATGCAGCTGCATCGCGATTTCATCATCTTTAAAAAACAGCCGTTTAATCTGTTCCATTTCTTCCCAGCGTGGACAGCGATCCCGTAGGCTGATTGAGACGTGATCCCAACCAGAAGCGCTGGATGCGATGACGCATAAGAGCGAATTGTCAATGACAGACTCAATCAAAAATGCGCCACAATCTTTATCGCCCTTAGTTTTGTAATAATCATTCTCATGCGCGGAATGCAGAAACTCATCAAGCAAGGTCAAATTTTTCATGATTTTTTCTCAGGCTCAAAACATTCCCACGCCTTAATTTCATCCTGTAGTTATTTCCTGTAGTGCTTCCTTATCCATCTTTTCCCTCAATCCACATTAAAAATATTTTCCTAACATAATTCTTTCATATTAAAATATTTTATTAATTTAATCAAGTAATTATGAATAAAAATGAAACCAAAAGAAGCGGTCAATTTTTTTAAAACGAGAACGAATTTATCCAACCAGCTCGGCCTAAATTCAACGACCGTATGGTATTGGCTCACAAATAAGCATATCCCTACAAAATGGCAGATAAAAATCGCTGAGCTCACAAATTACGAGTTGCAACCCTGTGCCGATTTGATCACAATCGACCAGATTTATGCGTTAATTGAAAAATTTGGTAAAAGCTACCTTAGAATATTAAAAATTTCCAACAGGAATTTTATTAGGTGGGAAAAAGCGGGCACAATACCCTATGTAACGCAGCGTCGCATCGTGTTTTGTTTAAAAAAACAGGAGAAGAAACATGCAAGTTCAACCCTCTTTTGCACGGACTGAAAAGAAGTATTTTAACGAGTCTACGAATACGAACTTACTGCGCCGTTTGATAAAAGGCGTGCTTGCTACGCATGCGAACCGAATTTTGACCTCTGAATCAATCAATCAAATATCCGGCGAAATTTGCCAGCAATTTGCTGATAGTATTGCTGGTTCTGGTTAATTAAAAAAAAAGCCCCGAGTATTAATCGGGGCTTTGCTGCCGTTAGGCAGTTTGAGACTGTCGCCTTCCTAGCCAAAGGGGGGACAAATTTGCATACAACACGGTAATATTGATGCGGGTGCAATTATAGCACTAATAGCCTGGCTAGCTAATAAAAACGTATCAGTATTTACCCGTATTTCCACACGGTAAATATGGCATTAACCTACAACGACATACTGGACACCTACCAGAATTATCCAGTCCCGATTCGCCCCTTTCTCCTACGCGCAGAAACGCATCCCACCTTGCGCTCGCAGCTTACCAAGAGTTTTATGCGAGTCTGCATTGACGTACTCAGTCGCGCCCCTATCGCTGATCCTTGCCGTACCTTGTGGCTGCGAAATGATATCGTTGCAGATAACCTAGGCATCAGCACCAAAACCGTCAGCCGTGCCCTGAATTTCATGAAAAAACAGGCGTGGCTAAAATCCCCCCCCTCAGACGACGGACGCAACAATTGGGGCCAATTCGGTCATAACAAATTTATACTAGGTGACGAATTGCGCGCCATGCTTGGCTTACCGACTGCACCGATTATCACCATCGATGCGCTGATTGACCAAGCAGCCAGCCAAGAAGAATCAAAGATCATCCCCTTACAAGTCGATGATCTCCCCCTTGAAACCATCCTGATCACCCCCATTGATGAGACATTAGCATTGCCGGATTCCCATCACCCCTCCCCATCGATGGGCAAAGAAAAACATGAAAAACATGAAGAAAATGAGGAAAATCTCCCCGCTGAGACAGAAATGTCCCACGGTGTGTATACAGTTAACAAAGTCTTTTTAAAAGAAGCTTCTGAAGAAGAAGCCTCAAATAAAAAAACCGAACCCCAAAAGCAGAACGACCGCGCTACTCACGTGCCCGACGCTCTCACACCGCTACAAACAGAACTCGGCATACACCCCTTTGGAATTTTTAAGCTCATGAACTTAGCCAAAACCATGCACCAACGCCTACAAGACGTCTGGCAGGCCAAACGCGACCAGCTACGCGCCTCTGGCGCAACTGGCGGCAGAGCCTTCCACTACCTCAAATATCTGTTGGAAACCGGGGAAGATTTTGCTTATCGTGCGCAAACCGCTAGCATTAAATCCGCACACGTAAAAAACAAGCCAGACCGCGACTTACGCCGCTACTGGAACAAACGTTTCGTAGGAGAAAATGGACTCAAGGTTTGCATCCATGGTGACGGCTCTGCTGCTGTGACCAACTCCGGCAGCGCGCAGCCAAATGCGTATGTGCGTCCCGCCGACGTTGCGCCCATCTATGAGGCTATTGCCGCAGGGAAATTATGGCTGCTTGACGAATAAAATAGACTGCCGCGCTTATTTTCGTAGTTTGATTTTTCTTTTATTTTCTGCTGACGATACTAACGATAGATCGCCGAGCAGCAAAATCCGAACTAGTTTTTCCTGGGTTTTGGAAATTTTGCATTGCCCGGATTCAAGTCGGAGCCACGTAGTGCGACTGACGCCGATTAAATCAGCTGCTTGTACTTGAGTCAGCTTTGCTTGCAGCCGAATATTTTTTATTTCATCCGGCGTCATTGGTCGGGTTTGATGGATTTTGTTTCACTTTCTGCTTGGTAGACTGCAATCCGGTAGGCGAGTTCGCCCGTGCTTGATTTATTCGCCAGTTCCTCAATGGCAATGTTTTTTCCAGGGTACATTTTTTTGTATTTTTTAAAATAAAGTTGTGCGGCGACTCTGTCCATCCCACACCCACTCGCGCCTAGCCATTCTTTGATTAAAGTTTGCATTGGTTATTGTTTTTTTGTTGCATGGCGTTTTCTAATTCATTTCCCGTAGCTTGACCAAGTAAATTTTTTGCTTTTTGGATTTCATCCTCGTTATATACAGTTATTGATTTTATTTTTTTATTCTTTTTACGTTTAAATTCGTTTAATAGGCCCGTAGCTATTGCTTCTATACCATAAGCTTCTACCTCTTTGCTTGTATTTTTATCTCTTAAAAATCTGCAATGGTTTTGCCAGACATGAACTGCTTCGTGTATCAATGATCCGGTCACTTCCTTATCCGATTTGGAAAACATTTTTTGATTGATGCACACGATATAAACGTTAATTGGGTTTGTTTCCTCACCAGTGTTCCACGTTACAGCTATGTGATCATCAGATAACCAATCCGGCATATTTCTCTGAATTTTTAAAAGTTTCCAGGCCTTTTTAAATTCACTAGCGCTCGTGCATAGACAAACGCCCGGAAGAATAAAATAAGAATTTTTGTGGATTATCTTCATAAATTTCACTTAGTCGGCCATACGATTCTTATCAACTTGTTTATCCACTTGTCATTATCCGAGTATTCCGCCGACATTTGTAATTCATACGCAGCTTTCGCTGCTTCTTTTCCGTCTTCAACATATTGCTCTTCTTCCAGCCTTTCTTTTTCACGTTTTTTATATTCTTTGTCCGTAAAAACGAACCATTTTGTATGGTCCCATTTTCCTTCACGCCACACCATATTTAAAAAATTATCTTCCGCTTCTTCTTCAGTCTCTCCGTATGACCAGCTCCCTTTTTTTCCGAAATAAACGTCCCATTCTTTGCCCAACGTGCCGTCTGCTTGTATTTCGTCGATGACGTTACCCTCATCATCTTTAACTTCGATCATGCGTGGCATTAGATAATAATCATCTCCTTCCTCTAGATAGATGTGTTTGACTACTTGATGCGCCATTAAACCGGTTTCAGCATCTGCTGAAGATTGAGTAAATTTATAAATTGAGTAAGTTTGGCTAGCCATGATTGCTTCCTATTTGTGCCGCGGGGTTTGTAAATAAAACGTGCATTAATTTCGCGATAAATACGCGCGCGCGCGCGCGCGTATGTTTTTTTAAACTAACCTATTGTGTAATGAGAAATTTCCCAGGTAATCAAACTACCGTCAAAACTACCGTCATAAGTAATCATTTGCGCATCTTCCTCGTTTGTCGTGTAGTAAAAAGCTGTCAATAGACGAGTAGTGCCCTCTTCGTCTTTAACATAAAGTGCGCTGCTCCATTCAGTCTCATCTTCGTCGCCTGGGTATGCTCTGCCAGTTGGTTCACAATTTTGTTGGCTCAATAAATCTACTACTTGCTCGCCGACTAGTTCGATTGCTTGTTCTCTAGTTAGTTTTGAGTCGCTTCGGATAGCTGCTTCTAAAGTGATTTTCATGATTTTCTCCGGTTTAAAGTTTAATTAAATTAACTACTGCAATGACTACATTATAGTACATTAAAACATATTAAATCAAGCAGAAATTAACCCAAACTCCCACCTTTATTTTTATTGATTTTGAAATATCGATAGTGATTTACTATCACCAAAAATAATCAGGCCATTTTGCTGAGATCAGCAAAATGGCCTGCGCATGAATCTAATTATTTATAAAACCCAGGTGTCTTTTACTACACCGACAAAATTTTCTTTATAGAAATAATTTTTTAAATTTTTCAGTAATCCTTTGTCATCTCTTACCCAGTTATGTCTATCTATTAAATCTTTTATTATGTTCCAATTTTTTTTATCTTGGCTGGCGTAATAATCACTCTCTGACTCTGCCCATTTTCTAAAATCCTCTTGGTAATTCTCTAGTGAAAGATACGTCCTCATTTTTACAGCATCCCCGGTATCTTCATCGACTACGTATATATAAACGTATGTTTTGAGTATTGCGCCGCTTTCCTCATCACCTACTACTCTGCTTACGAATTTTGATTTCGCGTCTACATAAATTCCGTAGCCGTTCCATTCTCCCCCAAATATTTTTTTTGCATTAGGCATGTTCCAGGCCATGATTTTCTCCGGTTAATTATTAACTGCTCCAATGACTACATTATAGTACATTAAAACATATTAAATCAAGCAGAAATTAACCCAAACTCCCACCTTTATTTTTATTGATTTTGAAATATCGATAGCGATTTACTATCACCAAAAATAATCAGGCCATTTTGCTGAGATCAGCAAAATGGCCTGCCCATGAATCTAATTAAATCTAATCAAATACCGGCTTGCGGTGTAAATACCTGCGTGACTGCGGGATCAAAAATAGCCGTATAAACCAGTTGATCGCCCAGGCACGTATTTAACGCGCTGAGATAGATATCGCTTTGTCGCCCGTTATCTAAATGCGTAAAGTGTTGCACAGATTTAAATGCGCGCGCTTGCGCGATGGCTTGCGCCAAGCTGGAAAAAGAAGTATCAAAAACTCCAGTTGTTGCTTGCGCGATGCCGTAAATTTCCGGTGCGGTAAAATTTTGCGTGCCAATTAATTTAACAAAGATACGCGCGAGTAAATACACAGCATAAATCGCTTCAGAATGTGCGCTAGCTGCGTAGTATGCGCGGTATTTTTGCGCATCATAATGCGCCTCATTGACTAATAACGGGATTGCCTTTGTCGGATATTTAAAACTTTCGCGCATCGCGCAAATCACTGCTAACTCTACGTCTTTTATCGTGACCGTTGCATCACGCATGGCATACTTCTTGAAAACATTAAGCGCTTCTTGGCTATTGTCTGTGAGCAATGGTTCGATGATCAGAGTGAGTTTTAAAAAATATTGTTGAATCAAATAACTGTTTGCATCGCTTAATCCGATCAGTAAATTAATCTCATTGTTGGTCAATAAATCAACAATTTTGTCTAGCATAATCGGCTGATTTTCGTCAATCGCCCCGATGGCGGCGAGTACTTTGTTAGCTGATTGACCCAATTTTTTAATCTGTTTGGCTGTGATATACATAATCTCTCTCTAGGCTAGGTTAAAAAGACAAGACAATATTTAAGATAATGTCTTAATTAAATATTATCACAATGTACCAGATTGGTGCATTGTGTATGATGTAATTCAGTGTAAAAAACTGGTATTTTTTTTACATTTAGGCTTAAATATAGGCTATAAGTTTCATGAAAGAAATATTTATGCGCTGTGAAACCTGTTTGGGTCGAAAAAATCTTTATCAAATCAACCGTATTTATTCGTTGATTGATACCGGTGGAAAGCTCATAAAGTGCCCGGCGTGCTCAGGCACAGGAAAACGAACGATTGATAAACCGATAACGATTGATGAGTCCAACCAAGCCGAAAATATCCCCGGAAAAGACCGCGAGCAAGAAGTCATCCCCGCGCAAACGGCGTGTGCCGGGCGAAAGCGCGGCGCCAAAAAGTCCGGGCCGTCCAACGCTGTACTCACTTAAGCTCGCACAAAAAATCTGTGATTTGATTGCAACTACCGCCAGCAGCCTGCGCGTAATTTGTAAATTAGACCCTACCCTCCCCTCGCATCAAACTGTCTACCGCTGGCTATGCGCGCATAAAGACTTTCGTGAGCTCTATGCCCGCGCGCGCGAAATGCAGTCCTATATCTTCAGCGATGCGATGCTTGAAATCAGCGAAGACTCATCTGAAGACACTTATCTAGATGACGAAGGCAACGAAAGAACCAATCACGAACACATTCAACGATCAAAACTGCGCATTGACACCTTAAAGTGGCTAATGGAAAAACACGCGGCAAAAGTCTATGGCATGAAAGCTATCGTGCTTGATAACGAAACCGATGCTGAAAAAGCGTTACTCAAAAAAGAACTCGCTGAATTACGCACCCGTTTAGATAATCAATACCAACGTGATTATTGATGCCTGTAGACCAAACAAAAGAAGACCACGCCGCTAAACTACGCGGCTCTTTTTTAGAATTCACGCGATTTTTTTACGAGCACGTGAAGGGCCGCAAGTTTATTGTCTCGCAGCCGATATGCCGCGAATCCCACCACATCACCATCGCGCGCGCACTCACGAGCATTTACCGCTTACAAATACTGCGAGAAATCATCAATGTGCCGCCAGGCTCAGGTAAATCCACGTTTTTGTGCATGTGGGTAGCCTGGTGTTGGTCTAAATATCCCGATTCTAATTTCCTTTACATCTCTTACTCGCGCGAGCTGGCGTCAAAGCACACAGAATTTATTAAAACTATCGTCATGTCTCGCATGTATCAATACCTGTTCGACGTGCATATTGACCCCTTAAGCCGAGCCAAAGTTTCGTTTAAAACCACAAAAGGCGGCTCAATCATGGCTTTTGGTTCCGCTGGCGCCATCACCGGTCAAGACGGCGGCTTACCTGATTTAGACCGTTTCACCGGCGCTGTCATCATTGACGATGCGCATAAACCTGACGAAGTTCACAGCGACAAAATCCGCGAAGGCGTGATCAAAAACTATGACGAAACCATCCGCCAGCGCTGCCGCGGCGTGAATGTCCCGATTATTTACATAGGCCAGCGACTCCATGAAGACGATTTAACCAATCACCTGTTGAGTGGCAAAGACGTAGATAGCTGGCACACAACAATCATCAAAGGATTAGACGTCGCTGGTAACGCGCTATACCCCGAAGCCATGCCCACCGAAAAACTCCTAGCGATGCAAGAAAAATCCCCTTACGTTTTCGCCAGCCAATACCAGCAAGATCCGATGCCAGCGGGCGGCGCGCTATTTAAACGAGACTGGTTTGTGCTGCTCGAAGAAGACCCAACCTGTCTCGTCACATTCATTACCGCAGACACCGCTGAGACCGATAAATCGTGGAACGACGCTACAGTATTCAGCTTTTGGGGACTGTATGAAATTGAAACCATGGGCAGAAAAACCGGCGAATACGGGCTGCATTGGATTGATTGCTTAGAAGCCAGAGTTGAGCCAAAGGATTTAGAAAGCCTGTTTATGGACTTTTACGGCGACTGCGTGCGCTATCCCGTGCCGCCGCTCTTAGCTTTCATCGAAAAAAAATCAACCGGCGTGACGTTAGTCAGTGTCTTAGAAAAGCTGCGCGGCATGCAAATCCGCCCGGTGGAGCGCAACGCCGACTCTGGCAATAAAACACAACGATTTATCCAAATGCAGCCGCATATTGCTTCAAAACATGTATCATTAACGGCCGGAAAGTTACATGTTGAAACTTGTTTAACACATATGTTAAAGATAACGGCCAACAACACGCATCGACATGATGACATTGCCGACACCGTAGCCGACGCCGTTTATAAAGCGTTGATCGAAAAAGTGGTTTATGTCTCACCCAACGTAGATAAAGAGCGCGGCCAGATCATTGACGGCTTGAATCAAGCATTACAACGCAAACTCAACGCAACCAAATTGGCTTATGGCAGAGATCGCTAAAAAACACACTGAGCGCCTCGAAGAATTTAAAAAGAACGTTGAGGAATGGCACGACTATTTCAAGTCGAACATCGACCGTTATAACAAGTTCATGAAGTTTGTCTTTAAGTCCAGCTTAAACGACGACGAAGCAGCGACATTGCAAGATCGGGGTTTGCCCACGATTGAATTCAACATTTTAGAGCCGTATATCTCGCGCCAGCGCGGCGAGTTCGCCAAGCAGCAGCCCTCTATTTCCGTGCGCGCTTCAGATGGCATGCCGCTATCTGCCTTCACCCCAGAATTTATTGAGCAAGAACGTGTGCTTGAAGGCCACATGAAAGCGATTTTTGCCTCAAGCGAAAACGGCATGCAGCAATACGATGTGTATTCAGACCAGCTAGGCGGCGGCTTTTCAGTGATTGATGTCTACACTGATTACGTCAATCCTATGAGCTTTGAGCAAAACATCTACATTCGCAAAGCACACGATCCCACGCTCTGCTTTTTTGATCCGCTGGCAAAAGAATCACACAAAGGCGATGGTAGATTCGCTGGTGAGTTATTCCCGAAAACCCGACAAGAAATCGAAGAGAAATGGGGGAAATCTGTCACTAAAGACATGAAATTCACCCGCACGCTGGCTGGGTTTAATTGGTCATTTAAAAACGAACGAGAAGAGATTGCGCTTATTGCTTGCTATGACGAAAAACAAACCAAGCGCGAAACTATCTGCCGCCTATCGGACGGCAACGTCGCATTAAAATCTGACTATCAAAAAACCGTAGACGAATGGATCGCCTCCGGCGCGCTGACGCAGCCGCCGATTATTGTTGAAGAACGCAAGACGAATATTGAACAGATTGTGCGGTACTATTTTTGCGAAACAGGCATTTTAGAAGTCGAGAAAACCAACTTTAAATACTTGCCGCATATCTTTGTAGATGGCAATAGCGTATTTCTCAAAGAGGACGGGGCCTACACACAAGTCACGCGCCCGTTTGTTTATCACGCGCTTGGTATTCAGCGGCTTAAAAATCTAGCCGGTCAATCTCTAGGAAACGAATTAGAAAACACGATCCAACATAAGTTCATCGTGGCGCTTGAATCAATCCCACCGGAATACCAAACGGCTTACCAAAACATCCAAAAAGCCGACACCGTCATCTATAAACATTTCCTAGACACGAGAAATCCAGAAGTAACATTACCGCCGCCGCGCGAGGTCATGCGCACGCCCATTCCGCCGCAAATCTCCGACACTTTCAGAATGTCTGACGAGATGACGCAAATGATCTTGGGCTCGTTTAATCAACAAAACGTAGACCGCGCTCCCCTATCTGGCATTGCATTTGCGCGCAGCGCAATCCAGGGCAATACAACCGGCATGCCCTATATTGTTAGCAATATCGCTGCATTCAATCGCGCGGTGCAGCTTGTCGTTGATCTGATTCCCAAATACTACCGCACACCCAGGAGCCTGCCGATTTTGCAAGCCGATGGCAAACGCGAATACGTGGAGATCAATAACCCAGACAAGCAGGGATCGGTATCCATGGATTACAACGCGAATTTTATGCAGGCTGAGGTAGAGATCGGCGTCAACTTCGCGATGCAAAAAGAGATTGCTCTAAACACGATTGTAGCGCTCGCTAGTTCGATGCCTAACTTCGCGCAGTTCTTTTCACAAAAAGGACTGCATACCTTGTTAGACAATATCGATATCCGTGGCATAGACGATCTCAAAGAAAAAGCAATCGAATACGAAAAAGAACAAGCCGCCATGCAGCAGCACCAGCAGCAGATGCAGCAGCAGCAGTTACAACAGCAAGCGCAGCAAGTCGCGATGCAAACACAGCAAGCGCAAATGCAAAGTGCAATACAGCTAGAGCAAGCGAAAAAAGAATTGCAATCGCCCACAACGAATCAAATCGCGCAAATCATGGTTGAAGAAAAAGCCAAAACAGACGCCGCGAACACCGCAATCAAACAGCGAGATTCTGAGAACAAATTTTTGGAAATGCTCGCCAAGGTACAAAACGAGCGGCTTGCCATGGAATTAAAACGCAGTGAAGTTGATGCGGAAAACTCACGCAGCGCAGTTGATGCGGTGATCAAAATGAGTCAGGCAGTTTCAAATGATAATCAATGAAATATGCCTAACGCTGCCTATTAAAATTGGAATTTAAATGAGCGATCAGTCACAAGAAAATCAAGAGAGATTAAATTCTTTGCTGCTATTTTGCGAAGAAAATTTTGAGCAGATTAATAGTGTATTCAAGAAAATAACAGACAGCCTCGTTGAGTTAATTAACAAAGAGAAGACTATCTTGTGGCAATCCGAAATAGACCGGATAAGCAAAATCCGTGAAGAAAATTTAAAGGAAATACATCATGCAGCTTCGCAGCACGAAAAAAAATTGGAGAAAGAGAAAAAAGAAATGCAAGCTGAAAATAGAGTTAATTACAAAGAGACAATTATCTTTTACCAATCAGAAATAGAGCGCATAAAAGAAATCCAAGAAGAAAATCGGCATCTAAAAATGAAGATGTCTGCCGACAGTGAGCGTTCGCTGATTGAACTTGAAAAATATCAATGTGAATTAAAAAAAATCTTGAATCGACTGGAATTTATAGTCGATCAAGGCGAATTAACGTGCTCCGACACCAATTTTATTGAATACACAAATGACCTTGTTAGCGATCTAATCCATACCATACAAGAGAAAATAGATCGTGGGATCGCCGATCTTAAACAAAAGCAACAAAAAACTTATGGCACTTTTGCACCAAACGCATCAAACAGTAAATAACTTTACCTACATCCTAGGACTGATGAAACGACTAGAGCAACAAAATGAAGAGGACAAGTACAGTTGCAAAAAAATAGGCGACGTACATGCGTTTGCGCATAATAGATTGGGAGAAATAGGCTACGCAATACGCTACGAGGATGGTTACATCGGCTGGTTACCCAAATTGACGTTTGAAAAGTATTTTAAACCGAGTGCATTAGAACCTTCAAAGTAGCAATAGTTGGAATAGATTAATGCCATCTAAATTATAAAAATAGGTAATAGTATTTATCTAGAGAGTAGCCCAGCAGCGCAAGTTATGAGTATCTCAGTACATTTTTCGAATAAAACTGATTTATGGTCTACCCCGCAAATGTTCTTTGATGGGCTAAATAATGAATTTAAATTTGAAACTGACGTTTGTGCTTTGAAAGAAAATGCAAAATGCTCTAATTATTTCACGCCGGAAATGGATGGTTTAGCACAGTCTTGGACTGGTGTCTGTTGGATGAATCCCCCTTACGGCAGGGAGATCAGTAAATGGGTAAAAAAGGCTTTTGAATCAGCTAATCAGGGTGCCGCTACTGTAGTTTGTTTGGTTCCGGCGAGAACCGACACTAAATGGTGGCATGACTACGCTATAAATGGAGAGGTGCGCTTTATTAAAGGAAGACTTAAATTTGGGGGAAATAAAAATAATGCCCCATTTCCTAGTGCGATAGTAATCTTTAGAAACAGGCCATAGGAGAAGCAGATGCATGAAAGTCCACCTCAATTTTTCGTTGATATCGAATCAATACGAGAAGGAGAATTCCAAAACGCTTATTTAGAAAGTCAAAGATCAGATAAGTTGCGCTACAACTATTTGCCATATTCAAAGGAGCAACACGATGAAAAAATGGATACAAGACGCAGTGAAACACCCAGGCGCGTTGCACCGAGAGCTAGGCGTGCCAGCGGATAAAAAAATCCCGGCGAAAAAATTAAAAGCCGCTGAAAAAGAAGGCGGCAAAATTGCTCAGCAGGCCAGATTGGCCGAGACGCTAAAATCATTTAAGCGGGGTAAAAAATGATGTCCGTCTGCTTCAACAGCAAATTGACTGATACAGATCTATTGAGGATTGCCTATACCGCGGATCCGTCGCCTAAGCCTGATATGGACAAGTTAGTGAATATGCTACGCTCTGTAGCTAATGAAGCAGCGTTGCAGGCGTATTTAGACGCACAAAAAACGGAATCAAGTTTTGAGGATTCAAATTTTTTTGACTACTTTATTTTGATCCTGAGCGGCCTGGGCATTTTAGGTCTTATTATATTTTTCGTTTTCTTAAACAACTGAAGGAACTATCATGCCGCTGATTAAAGGTGAAAAAGCTAGCACTAAAAAGGGTTTTGCGGAAAATATCGAAATCGAAATGAAAGCCGGAAAACCTATGAAACAGGCAGTCGCTATCGCATTTAGCGAAGCAGAACGCGGCAAAAAAGCTAAGCATTCCGCTGCCACTAAAACTAAAGAACATAAAATGCATGCTGGTGCGCATAAAGGCCATAAAATGCCTAGCGCGCTTAAAAAATAGGATGCTTGCCGAGGTAAGTTTTAGCTATGCTGATAGCTTGCCTAATTCCAGCGCTCATACTGCCAGCGCCAAGTTTCTTTACAAAATCCGCGGTATTTTTTTCGAGTTGGATGTGCACCTGCATCTTTACCGTTTCTGTTCCCTCCTCGAAAATTCTGGGGCGGCCTACTTTTTTTTGGGTCATGATAATTGTCTTTTTGATTAGTCGTCTGTTTGCGCTGCATTCTCGGCTTGTTCGTCCTGATATTGTTCAGTAGTGAGCACGATCCAGCGCGAATCATCCCACATACCTCCTTCAAACGACTCTTGTAAAAACGCTTCTTCTGCTTCATCTTCATCTTTACCGATGGCGATGCGTTGGCTTTCTTGCCAAGGTCGATTACAGGAATTTTTGAACCAAACGTTAAAAACAAGATCGCCGCTTTCAGTAGTGTCTTGAATGTCGGGTAACTCGTTGTTTTCATCATCGTAACGATGGGTGAGCATTTTTGGCTCCAGGCGATAGTCGCCCCCATCATTTCGGTAGATATGACGCACAACATCGTGCGCGGTAAGTTCAGTTTCAGCTTCTTCGGAAAGATCGTTGCAGGTGTAGACTGCATAAGTTTGAATTGCTTTCATAATTTTTGCTCCATGTTTTATTTCAGTTATCAAGGATTACTTGACAACTGACTTAATTGATTCAGTTATTAAGCATTACTTAAATTCAGTTGTACGTTCATAATTCCCCCTTGAGTTTAAAGTTTAAATTAACTACTGCAATGACTACATTATAGTACATTAAAATAAATTAAATCAAGCAGAAATTAACCAAACTCCAACCTTTATTTTTATTGATTTTGAACTATCAATAGAAATTTCCTATTGCAAGCAAGGAATCCTCCCTCCAAAATCTGTTACCATTCATTTCTTCCCGAGGCTGCCCTTTAGGCTCAACCTCTTGCTACAGGTATCTGACAATACTTGTAGGCACTATCGAATATCACCGGGAGCGGCGATATGGCAGTAAGCACTATAGAGTAGAGAGTGGAGTAGTAGTGAGAGAAATACCCCCGCCAAGCCGGGGGTATTTTTTTGCCTAAAACTTTCTTAAAACCAATTGAAAAAATAAACGCCAAGCGTTATAGTTACAACTACGCTGTACTTTGTTACAGTATTTACATGACCTGGCATTACCCAGCGGATTTATTACACGTTCCCATACGGCAAAAAATGGGCGAACTCATCGGCAGAGGCTTAGACCGGCGCACGCGGGCAACAGTGAAAAGGTGTTGTAAATGGACATGAATCAAGTAAGCGAGCATGTTGTTGATCCTGCTATTGCCCCTGTTGTTGATGCGAATGCGCCGCAAGCGCAAGAAAAGCAATTAACACAGTCGCAAGTTAATAAGATCGTGCAGCATGAAAAATCCAAGTTAGAAGAAAAGTATCAACGTGAGTTAGCCGCGCTACAGCAACAGCGAACGCAATCCGACGCCTCAACTTCTTCATCCGCACAAAATCCCGCGGATACGGAAGAGGCCTCGTACCAAAAAATGCGTAACCGCTTTGTTGCTGAGCTCGAAGAAAACCAGCGCCAGGCGGTGCAAGTGCAACGCGAGGCGGCGGCAAGACAAACCGTAGATGCCTATGTTTCTAAAATGGCGCAAGGCAAAGATGCCTATGCAGACTTTGAAGAAATAACGAAAGAGTTCGATCCGGCTGCATTTCCTCAGCTCGCGGCTTTTAGCGCGCAGCTAGACAATACTGCCGATATTATTTACGAACTCGCGT